GGACTTTGGCCGCAGCGGCGACCTCTCCGTATTCTGGCCCGCGACGGAAGAAAAGGATTTACGCCTTGTGCCGCCCTTTGTGCTGGAGCTGCGCAACTGCCCGCACAGAACGCAACAGCAGATTCTTTTCGCCGTGCTGGACGCCTTGCCGCGTTTTTCCGGCGTATCGCTGGACGCACGGGGGAACGGTTCGGCCCTTGCGGAAGCGGCCCGGCAGCAGTACGGGCCTGGCCGGGTTCGGGAAGTCATGATTTCCGAAGGCTGGTATCGGGAGACCATGCCGCTGCTCAAAGCGGGGATAGAGGACAAAACGCTGATTTTACCGAAGGACGCGGGCATACTTTCGGATTTTCGCAGTCTTCGAGTGATGAAAGGCGTAGCCCGTGTGCCTGAGCAGCGGACAAAGGACAAAACAGGCGGCAGGCACGGCGACAGCGCCGTGGCCTGTGCCATGATGCTGGACGCACGCAGGGAGCTGGGCAGCTCGGAGCCGTGGGAATATGTGGGGATCCCCATGAGCGGCTTCAATTTCAACGGCTGGTAAAATCCTTCGCATGGTTCGCGCCCTTTCCGGGCATGGCCTCCGTTTTTTTGCCACAATGGCGGGAAAACGGAGGTCTTTTTCATGCTTCATGCCGTTATCACACTATTTTTCGCTGTCGCCGGTTGGCTTTGCCATATTCCGGCGCTGGCCTGGCTGTGCGCCGCGTTTTATACAGGGCGCGAACATGCGCAGGCGGAATATCGCTGGATTGACGCTTACGGGAACGGACACCGGGACAATATGCCCTGGTGGGGCGGGTTCGATCCGCGCGTCTGGAACCGCAAATCGCTGCTGGACTGGCTGTTGCCGGTCTGTGTGGCGCTGCTGGCGGAGGCGGTATGAGTACCGGCGGACTGTACAACGCAGACGGAACCTTTGTGCCGTTCAGTGCGGCGGATTTGAGCACGGAACTGGCGACGCGGCAAAACGCGGGGATGTTTTTCGGGGAACTGGACGGCTGGCTGAACACCCTGCCTGACCCGGACCCGGTGCTGCGCAAGCGCGGGGACGAGGCGGACGTGCTGAGGGAACTTTCGGCGGATGACCAAGTGACTACGGCCATGCTCTCCCGCAAAAACAGGGTGTTGAACTGTCCGCACCTGTCGTTTCGTGCCGGAGCGCCGGAGGGCGAAACGCCCACACCGGAAGCGGAGGAACTGCACCGGCGTTTCATGCGGGACCTTGAGCGCTCCAACCTGCGCACAGTCATTACCGGGATGCTGGATGCCCCCTTTTACGGTTTTACGCCTATGGAACTTGTCTGGCGCTTCGACGGGGACTGGTGGCATATCGTGGACATTGTGCCGAAGCCTTATCACTGGTTCCGGTTCGACAGCCGCAACAATCCCGTGTTCGTGGGGGAATACGGTCTGTACTGCGCGGACCCGCGTCCCCTGCCTCCGGGCAAGTTCGTGTTCGTCACGCATCATGCTACCTACGACAATCCCTATGGCCTGCGCCTGCTCTCTCGCTGCCTGTGGCCGGTGAGCTTCAAGCGCGGCGGCCTCACGTTTTACGCCCGCTTTGTGGAACGGCACGGGATGCCCTGGGTGGTAGGCGAGGCCCCGGCGCAGGCAAAAGAGCCGGAAAAGCGGGACATGGCGCGCGGGCTTTCACGCATGGTGCAGGATGCCGTGGCCGTCATCCCGCACGGGGCGAATGTCAAACTGGAGAGTGCCGGGCAGACGCAGGGTGCGATTCATGAGGACTTTCTGGCCAGGCAGGACAGGGCTATCAGCAAGGTGCTCATGGGGCAGACGTTGACCATTGAAACCGACGGCAAGAACAGTCTGGCGGCCACGGAAGCGCATAAGAGCGTGGCCGACGACCTGGCCGACGCGGACAAGGCCATGGTCACGGATGCCTGGAACGAGATCGCCTGGCTGTATGCCCAGGTCAACGCCGGGCCGGGCGTGCTGGCGCCGCTGGCAGAGTATGACGAACCCGAAGATTTGAACGTGCAGGCTGACCTTGGCAAGAAAATCCGGGAAATGGGCGCGAAGTTCACGCGGGAATACTTCACCGGTCGTTTTGGCCTCAAGCCGGAGGAGTTCACGCTTGAGGATGAAGCCATGCCGCCAATGGAGGGAAACGCGGATTTTTCGGCTCCGGCGGACAGGGAAACGCTGGCCGACAAGGCGCAGAAGGAGCTTGACGCTGCCATAGGGAAGCTGTTGCCCGCCACGCTTCGTGCCAGCACGGATTTTGTCACGGAAGTTGAGAATGCGGTCAGGGAGGCAAAGAGTTTCGACGAGCTGGAAGAAGCTCTGGCGGAGCTGCTGGCCCCCTCCATGAAGCCGGACGAGCTGGAAAGGTTCCTGGCCCGCGCCATGACGGCGGCTGCCGGACACGGTGCGGGAGCCGTGCGGGAAGAAGAGGAAGAGGACGACGCATGAA